GTAATAAACAAATGTTTAATGCAAAACAAAAAAAGAGAGAGTTACATCGATAAATCGGAGAGCAATGCTTTATTGTTTTCTTCAATCATGGCCGCCACAGCAATGATAAGAGCCTCAGCAGATGCTTCCGACATAACAGTGTTTCCGGCAGGAATACCGTTTCTTAATAATTCAGAAAGAATCCGGCGGTTTTCGTCACCATAACGTTTAAGCCCAATTCTTCTGAGATTATAAATCCAATTATCCATGATAACTCCTTTCTGATTATTTTAATGCAATCGCAAACAAATGTAAACAACAAATGTAATAAACATTTGTTGAAAACGGAGGTGATATTTTGAAGCGAAAACTGTCGCCATGGTGCAAAGAAGTAAAGAAAACCTTAATCGACAGAGATATGTCTGTCACGGAATTGTGCGGTGAAGTTGGGATGTGCAGGAACTACGTGACAACCACCATAAATGGAAGAATGTATGCACCTGCACTTGCTGAAAAAATCAGCAAGGCTCTGGATATCGATACAGAGTACACAATTTAATTACCATAACTTGATTATACAGCTTATAGAAGGAGAGAAAAATGTCGAAATTTGCTACGAAAGCAGCGGCTAATATGTTTTGCCAGGCACGATATGAGGCGGCAAAGTCAAATGAGCGTCTGAGCAGCAGAGAAGGTGCTGCGGAAGAAATAGGAATTGATCGTACAAGGCTAGCCAGAATCGAACTTGGGAGCACAATACCATATCAGGAGGAGGTCCTTTTGATGGCTGACTGCTATAAGGCACCAGAATTGAAAGGAAATTATTGCCGTGAGATGTGCCCGCTTGGAAAGAACATGCCGAAGATTGAGAATGCAGGACTGGATAGAATCAGTCTGAGAATGCTTTCTTCTTTTAAGAAGATAAACGAGGCAAAGGAATCACTTCTTGATATTACGGCAGACGGAATTATCTCAGAAGAGGAAAAACCGGAACTGAAAAAAATCATTCAGACATTAGATGAAGTAAATGAGATCACACAAAATCTGAAAAATTGGATTGAGAGAAATCTGGAATGAGGTGCTTGGTATGGAAAATGCAAACGGTGTAATCAAAAAGCTTACATCTGCGGAACGTTCTTACTATACAGCCGCTGAGGTCAGAGAAATGATGGGTGTGAGCAGGGATACGGCATATCGCATGATACGTTCTCTTAGATCGGACCTGATAGCTGATGGACAGCTTGCTAAGGGATATCCGTCAGGGAAAATCCCCAAAAAGGCATTTAACAAATTATACATGATTGAATGAAAGGAGTGGGTACGATGGCTTTTTATAGAATCTGCCCGGATTGCGGAGCGTATCTGGATCCGGGAGAACAGTGCAGTTGCCATGAAGAACGCCTGATCGAAATGGAAAGAAAAGAAAAAGCAACTGCATTTGTTGAAAAGATGATGAAAGAAGAAAAAAGTGGCCAGCTTCGCCTGGCAGTATAGGAGGGAAAGATGCTGACAGCAAAAGATCTTGAAAAATATCATCAGGCCGCAGAGCGGATCCTGAATGCAATGGACAACAGCCCGGTGCCGATCAGCTGGCACGAAATGGACAGAATGGCATTGCAGAGCGTTATCGCAAAGGAATTGATTCTCATTGACAAGGAGGCAAGGAAATGAATGTATGCAAGGTGCCGGATATGTGCAAAGACATGGAATATAAGTATATCACAGAAGATTCCAAAACAAGGGTATATCTGTCCGTGGTGCGAGAATTCAATGAGGCAGAATATGAGAAATACTACATCCGCAAAAAGAAAGAGAAAGTGAGAAAGAGAATCCTTTTTATTGCAAGAACTTTGAAGTATGCACTTCCAGTCCTGGCAAGCACGATTCTTTACAATATGCTTTCAAATAAGCTTTATCTTGAAAGAGGAAGCTATGAAATTGGCTCAGAAATAGTTTTTGTTGGAATATTCGGCATCGCACTGTTTGGGTTTCTGAATTGGTTTATAGGAGGTGATGAACATTAAAAAGGTCTTGGATAATAAGGGGAAAGTGGAGTGTAGACGGCACCCACGATCCTATCCAAGACCAGTCAGAACTTTTAAAAACAGGTTATCGACCCTTTGTTTTTAAAGTCATCGTCATTTTATCACAAAAATAGGAGGTTATCAAGTAGATGAAAGATGTTTTAGGAAGCTTGCCGGAAGTTATCACGGCATACAAAAATTACAATCTGCTGGTTCCTACAGCAACGGACGTGCAGCTCAATCCATTCTACAAATTCCATGTAGAAGAGGTTCCAGTCGATCTGAGTGAGAACAGCGGAGACATTTTCAAGGTTGGTTCAGTTAAGACTGGGAAGCAGGATGAGAGAGGAAAGGATATCTGGGAAGATGTGTTTTCCTTATCTAAGCCATTACTCAACAAAATGGCTATGGCGGCCGGTATCCAGTTCAATCCCAAGGAAACCTATGGCGAACGCATTGACCGTGTTACATACCGGGCACAGGCTCAGGGAGCCATGCGCAAAGCTGACGGAACAGCCAGAACAGAAACCGACCAGAAAGTGATCTGCCTGGAGGATGAAGAAGAGAAGTATCGCATTGAGTTTGCGGATAAAGCTGCAAAAGGCATAACTGATGAAAAACAGGCACAGGCAGCTGCGGAAATCTTTTCTGGACAATGGGTGGAATCCAAGAACAAATGGGGGAAGAAATGTCAGGCGTTTGTGGTTGCGAAAGAAGACAGAGACAGATACATCGATCGCTCTGTTATGGTAAACATGGCATTGCTGAAAAAGACCTGGGCTGAAAAAGCTATGACCGGTGCGAAGCTTCGTGTAATAAGAGCTCTTCTTGGTGTAAAAGGCACATACACAAAGGCAGAACTGCAAAAGAATTTCGCTATCCCAACAGTTATTTTTTCGCCTGATTTCTCGGATCCACAGGTCAGACAGGCGATGCTGACACAAGGCATGAACTCTGTGAACAATATGTTTGGTACACCACAGATAGCAGTTAAGAACGTGGATTTCGAATCTGAAAGCACGGTATTTACTCAGGACGATTTGGATAATCCAGCATATGCTTCGGATACAGAAAGCGAAGATGATTATCCACCAATGCAGGAACCGGATATTGCTCCCGAACCGGAGTCAGAACCAGAGCCGGACCGATCAATGGATTTTCAGTGCTCCAGATGCGGTGAAGTCATAAATGAAAGAGTTTATGAATATTCAATCAATAAATTTGGAGAGCCACTTTGCATTAAATGCCAGAGAGGAGGCGGACGCAGATGAAAATAATAAAGGTGTCAACAGAATTGGAAATGTCCGTACATGAATTTCCGGAAGGGACTATGAGAGAACAGAACAAAGCTCTGTATGATCTGATCGGGAACGGGTGCGACATAGTTGAGCATGTAATGCCGAAGAGATTATACACAGAACTGAAAATGCCATCTACTCCTGTTAAAGAACCAGGGAAGTGTGTGAGTATGCTGATTGATGAAGAGGGAAGATTGAAGCCGAACAAAGCAAATTTGATCGGAAGTTATCTTTACGAATTTGATAAACACGGATGCCCCATTGTTGGAAATATTCTCTTTATCGGAGAAAAGATGGGAGATGATGGCGTTGAATTCTGCGGAATTAGCGAGGAGAACTTTTCACTTTTAGAAACGGAATTGAAGAACATGATCACAGCGATGAAAGCAACAGTAAAGGAGATGAGCAAATGAAAATACTTCATACTGCCGACTGGCATATCGGCCAGTTTAAAGGACCTGTAGTGGACGGAGTAAATCTCCGTTTGCAGGACACAGTAAAATGTCTTGAATATATGGTTGAGGTAGCCCAGAAAGAGAAACCGGACATTGTTTGCATTTCTGGCGATATCTTCCACCAGGAGCAGATTGGTCCGGTACGGTACTCGGACGAAATGATTATTGCAACAGATACGATCACAAAATTGGCTGACATTGCGAAAGGGGTGATCGTAATGAGAGGAACGCCGAACCATGATGGAAGCGGACAGTTCAGAGTTTTGGATAGGATGTTTGCGAAAACTAGTCATGTGCATATAATAACAGCTCCAACTGTCCTTCACACACCATATACAGACATTGCCTGCATACCGGGATTTGACAAACAGGAGTTCAGAGCAAAATTCCCTGGTTTATCTGCAGACGAAGAAAATCTTGCATGGACGAAATATATTTCAGATATGGTTTTTGCATTGAGAGCAGAGTGTGAAAAGACACCGATTCTCATGGCACATTATACGGTTCCTGGTTGCAACATGGAATCAGGGCAGACTTCCTTCTTCACAAACTTTGAGCCGGTCATTCCAAGAGAAGCTTTAATGGCCGCAAGATATGAGGTGGTACTTCTTGGTCATATCCATCGCCCGCAAATCATCGAAGGATTTGAC